TTATAGCTTTCAAATCCTAAATGAATATTTACCTGCAATGTTCCTCTTTGCCTTAAATTAAGGTCATCAACATAAGATGTATCTGCAAACTCAATAAAACAACAAGGATAGCCAAATGGCACGTTTACATCCTCACGTTCAAATTGATTATTCCATAGTGCAACATATTTAAGTGCCGCTAATGTGCTAATCCTTTGTTTTAAATCGTTATAAATTGATAATTGCATTACTTAAATGTTTTGTCTAATCGTTTAACAATTATTTTTTTTATCCTTTCGTTTAGGTTGTAAGAATCACCCATAAATTGGCGTTTAGGCATTCCTTTCAATCCATTGTTGTGCCTTGCTGCATAAACTAAATCTGTGCTAATCTTTACGCTTAATGCTGCTCTATTTGCAGGATTACGAATTATTGACCTCCTTAAATCTCCTGTCTTTACTAATATTGCTCTACCTGCCCTTTTATCTGCTTTTTTTCTTGGCTGCCACTTCTCTACATTCTTATCGTCAAATCCCTGCTTCCTGAAATTTTCAACAAAGAAACTTTTGGCAGAGTTTCCAATCTCCACCATAGCATTCTCTAAAGTAGTTCGGGCTTTCTTTTCAATACCCTTAAAATTAAATTTATTTTGCTTTGCCATCGTCAGTTTGTATATTTTCTGATTTAACAAGCATATCAAAATATTTAATATCGTCTTGGTCGTAAATAAGTTTATATCCTGTTTTATTACAAATTAATTCAACATAAAAACCATTCATCACAATTGATGTTCCTTCTTTGCTTAATAAGTAATCAAACCCATTTGGATATTTTTGTTTTATTTCTTTTAAACTTATGCACATTATGCCTTTTATAATATTTTCCATATTTTTTTTAAAACAAATTTACAAATATTTATACTAAAATAGGTAAGTTCCAATTCTTTTTTGCGTTCTCTTTGTCATCCTTAGCAATGTCAAAGTAAGGATGTTTGTCCTTACCTCTCTCCTTAAAAATATATCCATCCTGCCCGGTGTTCATTCTAAATAATGGTGGTACATCGTCAGGTGGGTTAAATCCTGCCATATCCGTTAATGGTTCGTCATCTGCTGCTAATTGAGTAACCGTACATCTACATCTCCATCCGTTTGGTGGATAATATTGTTTCCAAAAAGCATCCGTTATAGGTCGTACAATGTTATCTAATGCAGCGTGTGTTGGTCTTACTCTTCCATCTCCAACGGTCTGATATTTTAGTACTGGCAATACATCGGCATCTGCTTCAATACGTTTCCACTCTGCTCCCATCCTTGCACTTGCTTTCGCTGTCTGATATTCGGCTTGTAAATAATCCTCATTGTAAACATTAAAGATGCTTTTTGCTTGTTCTTTAAATTTATAGAAATTAGATTGAAACTCAGGAACTGCCAACAATGAAGTTAATGCTTTTGTCTGTTGATACGTTTTTGCACCGCTAAAAACATAAATATTATTTAGTAAATCGGTTTTCAATACCTCGTCAACTATTGGGGCTAAATCTACTCCATCCTTTAAATAACTTGCTGTTTTTAAATAAATTCCTGTTGGCAAAATATCCGTATTAATCGCACCAATCCATACATCATTTGCGAAACGATTGAAGTCGTTTTCATCAAATGGTGTTGGTGGATCAACTTCCTTACCTATGTTTTGTATTTGACAAAAGCTGCACACTACTTATACAAGTTTTTTAGTTTATTAGCAACCTTTTCCACTTCCATTTCTTCATCCATCAGTTCAATGCCATATTTATGCTCCAAATATTCGTGTTCAAACTTAACATAAGGCATAAATGAGGCATCTATTTTGGCTTGTTCTGCTAATGGCATTGTTTCGCTATCGTCATATTTAAAAGTACATCCTACCAAGTCAAATCCGTTTCTAATCATCATTGGAACTAACTGATTTTGGATAACAAACTGCATTTTCAATGTATCTTGCTTTGCAATCATATCCGCCACGTTTTCGTGAACATTTGCACTTCCTGAGTATGCTTTTTCGTCGGTTGTGCCTGTTTGCCCTAAGATTATTTTGCTAATCTCACTATTGCACCTTTCTACCATGTTATCAAACACTTGATAGGCATCTGTTCTGCTTGCCTGCATCAACTCGATATTGTCGTTAAGGTCTAACACTGCCCAAGAAGCTACTCCCATATTGCGAAGCATATTCTCCATGTTTTTGCGTGTCAATTCATCCCTGACATCTGTTTTGCCGATACGAATAGGTGAGCCAAATACCTCAGCAAACTCTGCCCATGCTGCCATTGCGTTTTTCTTCCAAATAACATAAGGGGCAAGGTACATCATAATACCTAAATCCTTTTTCTCACCCACTCCAATACACCAATTGTTGTATGGTGGCTCATCAAAGTGCTTACCCTCAATAACCGTTGCTGTGTTTGTTCTTACTAAGCTAAACTCAGGCACTACATAGATACGTGGTATCAATTCAACTGATGTATATTGGTCGTTAATTATCTGACCGAATTGCACACAACTAAACCCCCAAAAAATAGAATCTAAAGCTAAATTGCTAAAGTCATAAAACCACTTTTGATTAAAATAAGCTGTTTTGGCTTCATCCATTTCGCCATCTGGTCCACAAACAACAAACTTTTTGCAAAGTATTTTTGACTTACGTTGCAACATTGCACTTTGCACCTGCCCATCCAATACAATCTGTTGATACGTTTGCATCAACAAGAATCTATTTGGGTACATTGGACTTTCTGCCGCCTGTAATGCTATGTTAAATGTTTGAGCATCCTGCCTTACTCTTTGAAGTTGCTGCTCAAAGTCAATAGTCTTGCGGATGTTAGCCTTTTGTGGCTGCGGTTTATTAAAGTTAAATATGTCGTTATACCAAGCCATTATTTAAAGAAATTATCTTGTTTGTCTAAACTATTTCCGTATCTGATTGAATACCCTGTGCTATCTGCTGTGTTGATGTTAAGCACTTCTGCTGTGTCTGTTCCACTTGCCCATCTGTCTAATTGGTCTAAGGCTTCTCTGTTTCTTTCAATCCTTAACTCTGGGATGTTGCGTGGGTTAATCCTTGCGTGTAGGTTGTAAAGTGTCATATCCATTGCCAACTCAACAAACATAGGGTAACGATTATCTCCAACTGTCCAATAGGTAGCGTTGGATGTTGCAATGTTGGTCATTGGTGTCCAATATGCTGTTAATGTTAGCTTTTGGTTAGCACTATCTGCAATCGCTGTGTACACATAACCATTGTCATCTGTTACAACATCGTTAATCAAATAATTGGTTGTTTTATCCCATCTGTTAAAGTCATTAACGTGGGTTATTGTTTCTCCTGCAATTACTCTATCTCTTGTCCTGTAATGCCTTGCAGCAGAATAGGCATCCATCGTTCCAAGTTCAATGTCAACCAAATATCTTTGGACTAATTTTGTCCTCATTCGTGAAATTGCCTTTACTTCACTATCATACAAGTTTTGAACTACATTTTCGGTTATTTGGTTTAAATCAACCGTTTGAATTATAGAAGAATAATCGGAGGTCTTTAAAAATCTTGCCATAATGCAAAATTGTAACAAATTATTTTATTTAATCAAATTATGTAACTAAAATCTTGATGTTGATTTGTATTCGGCATCTCGACCAACAATTGTAAAAGGTTTTATCAATCCTGTTTGGAATTTAGAATATTGACTGCTGAATACAGTTGTAATTAGGTATCTTGTTAAATCTACTATGTGGCCATAAGGCTGATAGCTTACTTTGGTAACTGGGTCTGTAACTGTCTTTTTATCTACCTTTCCATTTTTATCTTCTTTGGTGTTCTCAAAATCCAATATCGCCACCCTGCAACTTTCATCCGCAACAAAGCTAATCCCTTGCTCATTGTAATCTAAAATAGCATTAAAGAAGTCAGCAGATGGCCGAACATTTGGATTTGATTTGGCAACTCTGCGGATAGGTTTAACTTCGTCTAATTCGTTTATCAATAGCCTAAACAAATCAAATCCTTTTTCTTGCTTAACATCGTCTTTTTGGCTTGTACTATCTCCACACACATAAACAAATCCTGTATGCCTCCATTGTCTTAATTTGGCTAATATTGCCCTGCCCATTGCTTTAGTTGTGTTGTCGGGATTTTTCAAAGCAATGCAATCAATCATTCTTATTTCATTTTTATCACTTACTTGGAATATTCCGCATGGGAAATAAGGATTTACGTTTTCATCGAAGGATAACCAAATAGCTAAGGTTGGATCATAAGCAACTATTGAGGTGTGTTTTATTGTACTCCAACTTTTCAGAAACTCCCCTCCAAAATCTACCTTGCCCCACTCACCTAAAACATAAACTTTGTATAGATTTGGGTTCGCCTTAACTCTTTCTTGAAGATGGTGGATGTAATCCTCGTCTAAGAATGAATTGTCTTTGTATGTCGTGTTAAGTATGTAAGTTTCGCTATCCTGGTTATCAAAAAACCTTTTTTTTAACCAATGTTGTTCACTTATTGGATTGAATGTAATAATAAATTGTTTGTAGGTGCTTGTTTCACCTCTTACCCTTAACTCTAACTGATTAAAGTCTAATTCATCTAACTCGGTGGCTTCTTCACACCAAACTGATGTAATCCCGGCAATAGATTTGATTTTCTCTTGGTCATCCATTCCATGCAGGATTAATTCATTGCCTGTTGGATTGTGTGTAAATCTCATTTCCGATTTGTTGATGGTAAACTCTGAATAGATTTCGTATTCAATAAGTTTATCAATCACCAATTGATAGATTGAATTTCTTAATGTGGTGGCTACTTTTCTAACACATAGAATCCTATGTTTTTTTTCGGAGGTAACTCTTAATATTAGCTTTTGGACTGCAAAAATAGATTTCCCACTTCCAATTAGCCAGCCCCACCCTTTAAAACCAAATATCTATGTTGGCTTGTAAGGGCAGGGCTGTATGCTCTATTGATTTTTACTTCCATCAGTGATTACAACATTCCATTGTTTTATTTCTTCGCCTTTAGATGTAAGGTCGGCATTCAGTGATGTTGGAATTAACTTTGCCGCCAATCTATAAAAGTCTGTTGTATTTTCTTTTGCCCACGTTGCTAAGTTTGCTTTTTTGTCGGATTGCAATTCATTAAAAGCAATTTCAAAAGCCTCCTTAACGGTTTTAGTGAGTTTATTTTGTGAGCCTTTAGGTTTACCGCTATTTCCTTTTTTAAATGCCATTATTCGTGTATTTTCGTGTATTTTACACTATTTGCCATTGTGCAAATATACAAATTATTTAATTGTCAAGTCTGTTTCCCAAACTTTTAAAATTTCTTTTGCCTTTGCCCTGAAAATTGCAATCTTGGATTTGGGCACTCGGATAAGTACGGGAGTTGTTGGCTCACCGTACTTGAATTTAGGCCCAGCGTTTAACCTTGTGCCTCCTCTTTTTTCGTTAGTTAAGGATGTCATAGCACATTCCATTATTAAGATTTACAATATACTTTTTGCCATTAACTGAGGTGTTTATTTGATGGTTTTTTTTCATTCCATCAATTGTTAGCTTTCCACTACCTAATCTGTAAGTAGAGTTGTCAATCATTGTGATTGTTGTTCTGTTGTAAGTGTGATTTGAGTTCATAGTTTTTTTGATTGTTAATTATTACCAAGATATTGATTTGTAAGCATCTTTTTTTCTCATGTCTTCAAAGTCATTTTTGTCCATGTTGAAGTATTCGCTTTTTTTGTAATCTTCTACATTAATGAAGTTAGCTTTGTTTAATTTTTTTGCTTTAGCAGGAGCAGCTACTGCTTGTACACCAAAATCGCTACCATCTTCATTTTTTAATTTGGCAAATTTTATAATCATTACTTTTGTTGTGCCATTGAAGTCAACTGTTACATTGTTGGCATCTTGACTGATTACTTGGCCTTCTCCTAATGTTGGGTGTGTTACTTTCATAGTTTCTTTTTTTATAATTGTTAATTGTTGAGTGCAAAAATACATCTATTATTTATATCTGCAATACGTATTCAAAAATATTTTGCTTATTTTTTATAACTTGCTGAAAATCAAATCTATTATTTTTGTTTTGTCGTTAAAAGGCATCGTTGCCAATATCTGTAAATTCATTCTTTGGGATAAAGTCCCAATTATCTTTTTTGTTTATTGGTGTGTCAAATGCTCCGTTGGGCTTTATTGGGCTTGGAGGTAGTTCATCTTTGAAAATTACTTGCGGTGCAGTTCCTTTTCTCCTATCTCTCATCGGATTAATGCCCATTTGGTTTTCAAATCCTGCTCCATCAATCTGCATCTTCAACAAATATGGACTATCTTTAAAAGTTCGTTTACCTCCAGTTTCATTCTCTTTGATTTTTTGAACGTGAATTTCTGTCCACATCCAAAAATCGGGATGGTCTGCCATTCTATGAATAACCATAAAATCATCTGATTTGTTTGGAAACTTT